GCTGAAGAGTTATGCTTGGATTTGTTTAGCTCCTGAGGCTATGCGTACATATCGTGATTTTATGCAACAAGTTGAAGGAGCCTTATGTGGTGATGATAACTTAATGGGTACTTCTAGGGAAGTGTCTGTTTTTTTTAATGTTGAAGCAGTCATTAAAGTTTGGTTGCCTCTAGGTATTGTTACTAAGGCTGAATTAACTGAAACAGGTTTACTTGAAAATTTATCTTTTTTGAGTAATAAAAGCCGTTTAGTTGAAGGTATTTGGATGCCTTATCCTAATTTTGAGAAAAATGTGTGTTCACAATTATTTGTAACTAATTCTCATAACGGCATTAAGTGGAGTTATATAAAAGCTGCTTCTTTGTTGGTCACTGGATTTTGGAATGATGATAATAGATCATTGTTTAGAGATTATTTGGCTTACTTAGTTCGTAATTACATAGCTTTGCTAAAAGCAGCTCCATCTGGTAAAGGAGAAGATGTGTTACTTTGGGAAGATATGCTGACTATGACTAAGTCAGATCGCGACATAATCTTGTTGTACACGTCAGAAGAATCTGTACCTTATCAGATAACGTTGGAACGTGATCAGTCTGATTTGTGTGTTTCTTCTTTATTAAGTGGAAAAATTTTACAATCTATGACTAAAACTGCTGCTGCACGTAAGCGTCAACGCTTGCGTAAGAAAATGAAAGCTCCAAGAAAAGGTGTGAATCCTCGAAATCCTAATCCTCCTTGGGCTTTAGCTGTTCGGGCTTCTTTGCAGGCCAGGAAAAAGAAACGTCCTATTCGACGCAACAATAGTCCTGGTATGCAAATGACTTCTGTTCGGCGGGCTCCTGCGGCAATAGGTATGTCGTTTGAGCAACGTGGTCCTCGATTGAACGGGGGAAAAGGTTTTTCTGTTCAACATCGTGAGTATCTTGAAGATGTTTTTACCGATGCAAAAGGTAATTTTACATCTGTTTATCCTATTAATTGTGCTCAGACGGATTCATTTCCGTGGTTAGGGCAAATTGGTAGTAATTTTGAATTTTATCAAATTTTGAAAATGGTTTTTGAGTATGTGCCTTTGGTGGGGTCTAATACTGCTGGAGATGTTGGTATGGCTATTCAATATGATGTTGCCGATACACCTCTTCCGGATATTAAGTCTTTGTTTGGTTATGAGGGAGCTACTACTGGAACTTTGTGGAATGCTCTTCG